ATTCTGGACGGGTTTCAGAAGTATCGCCACCATCGTTTAAGGCAACATGTCTATGTTGATTGCCACCAACATACTTTTCTGTAAATGGGCCTTGAGCAGGGGCATCACGAGAATCACCGTATTCATCTGAATGTAGATTAGTAATATCAACACCAGGCATAAAGCTGGAGGATATCTCCGAGCCGTAACCTGTGTTAACCGAAGAACTGTATATGCTAAACGGTGTTTTCTTTGTGGTGTTTGCCATCTATGCTACAACCTTTTTGTTTATTTAAAAGGCCATTTTATACCAGTTGCTCTTTCAAATTTATTGACCGCCTGATCAAGTCTATATCTGCTCTTATATGTTCGTGGATTATCTAAACCATGCTTGAGATATGTATCCATATATTTCTTCTCTCTTCCGATGGTTTTGGCAAAAGAATCTATCTGTGACCTTGTTCCTTTAACGGCAACAGGTATTGTAGAACCGCCAAACATCTTCTTTAATATCATTTGTATTCCAGAGCCAAACATGGTCAGCCAACTTTCATCTAGCTTGCCTTTAGAAGCGGCATTCAGATCAATTGTGACTTCTTGTAGTTTGTCTTCTTTTATTTCCGTATTTTCCATGCAAAACACTCCTCAAGGTTCATCTTTACCTTCTAATTAGTCAACTGAAAACAAAATAAAAGAGCCAATGTTGGCTCTTTTATAATACAAAATTTATGTTTTCTTGTTATTCCAAATCATTTATTATCATTTGAAGTGGTCTCAGCTCCTGAAACCTTATGTTGCAGCGGTCTGGGTGTGAATCCAGCGTTTTCTGTTTTGCTATCTTTTTAAGACCGTCTATTAAGTTATTGCTTCTAAGATAGTCAGATATCTCTTCGTCTGTTTTGCCTTGTAACGTAGAGATATCCAAATCTGGAAGAAATGTTATTATAGCAGTCTTCAAGTCCGCTTTGTTCTCTTCATTGACGAACTGTCGCCATTCATTTAGAATCTTCTTCATTCGCATATCATAAATAGTTCCTATTTTTTACTTTTTGCCTTTAGATGCTTTTTCCATAGATTCGGCTTCTTTTTCAAGTTGCTCGCTTAATCTCTCCAAAAACCATCTTCTGATAAGCACTGGAAGGTTGTAAGCCTCAATGAAGCTCCACCCACCATGATATTTCATTAGAAAAAATTCTTCATATACATTTTTTATGTATTCATCACTTAGGCCAAAAAAAGTCCGTTGTAAAAGGAACCTCCATGTCCTGTTCGTAATCGCAAGTGCCACAGACGAACTCCTGTGTTAAATCAATATTTGGTGTTATCTTTTGATACGCCTCTCTCAGCTGTCTAGAATCAAGAGCCGGGAGGTTGTCAACAAGAGAATTGATAGTTGCTACATCTGTATGTCCCCCAACAGACACCAATATCATTTTGGTTTGTTCTGTTGAGTTGTTTTCTGGTAGCTTGTGTTTCTTTCTCTTCTCGGCTGTCTTCATTAAGGCTTTTTCATCTTTCCCAGTAAGCAACCTCAGTTCCACTTCCACATCTGTTTTTATTAATCTTGTTGTGAAAGTGTTGTCTGGTGTTTTCGTCACCCCCATACCAATATCTTCTAAATTCTCTTCTCCGCTATGGACGGCACCATCGCTTAAATCAAAAGAATGTTTACAAGATGTTCCGCAAGCAGGGCAAGTTACACTGGTTTCATAGTCTGCTCCATATCCAGATATACGAGCAGCAACTATCAGAGCATTTTTGTCTCCAATGAGAAGTTCGTCTATAAGGATAGTTTTATCAACAACCAAGTTCTGAAGCATTCTGTCAATCGCTATACCCTTCTTTAAAAGGGTTTTTGATGTTAGGATGTCCTCTTCTTTCGCTGTCATAAAGCGAATTTCAGCACTGTCTTTACCATGCAGCGGATGTCCGCTTGGGTAATATTTGCCCCCTGATGGTAAATCAACGAATTCTGTTGGTGTTGAAAATTGTAATGGAGTGTTCGGAACGGATGCTTCACTTGAAGCAGGTTGAGGGATTGGCGGGTTAGTACCAGTGTCTTTAACCCCCAATCGCTCCTCATTATTTCTTACGGTCATAAATACCTCGTATATTTATTTTGTCTAGCCTTCGTTATCTAGGTTTCTTGGACCAAACCTAAGATCAGCTGGTGGATTTACCGTTCTAGCTGACGGGCCGCCCGCAGTCTCTGCACCGACAGTAGTGCCGGCAACGGCACTAACAGCAGAAATATCAGAATCTGCCACGGTAAGTTCTGCCCAATCATATCGAAGTTCGATCTCGATATTTGTTAAGTCATCTGATTCATAATCCAATTCACCAAACTTAACGGAAGTGATCCAAGCATTTTTCAATGTCCAGGTTTCCAAAGCATTTGGTTGGCTGCCACCAGCAGCAGAACCGAGTTGGCGAATTTTGATTTCTCCCAACATCGCAGTTGCTGCAGCTTTTGACATAGTGGTTGTATCAGTAAAGTCAGCTGGAATAACATAACCAGCAGCTTCTAACAAAGCTGTCAGGTTGTTGGCGGCGTCAGGGGATACCGGATCAACCAAAGTGACAGATACCTTGTCCCATTCAACCCTGCCAGGATAATAAAAAGTATGATTAATATACTTGTGAGATGCCTCGTTTATTGTCATAGACGGCTTAGAACACTTCTTAGCATACCAAGTAGCTCCGTTGGGCATATTAGGAAAAGTAACCAAGAACCTATATGATCTTTTCGGATCTTCACCGGGGGTTGTCCAGAAATTGGGTATAGCCATTTTTTATTATCCTCCAAATTTACTAATAAATAGTAATGTCATTTTTTTAATCATCAAAAGAAGCACCAGTTCTCGTAATCACAAAGTCTAAAGCAATGAACTCAATCGCACGAGCAGGCTTCAAGAAAATCTTGGCATACAAGATGTTTCTGTCAATCAAGTCAGGTGTCGTTGTGGTTTCATCAAGAAGGACTTTATAATCAGTCAATCCCAATCCAGACTTAACAGAGTCTAAATACGGATTAACCTGACTCGTGAATCTATCCCAAGTCACTTGGACATTTTGATCGAATAAGATTCTAGAAGCGATATTAGAAACACCCTTCTTCAAGAAAATCAACAATCTTCTAACATTAATTCTGTCAAGAGCAGAAGGAGTAGACTGAAGTGTCTTTTGTCCGAAAATCACAATACCCTCTGATGGGAATGAAGCAATCGGATTAATGTTGTGTTCATACAACTTGTCTCTCTTCTTGGCAGTAAGCTTGTCCTTGACATCTGTCACTGTAATGCCAGCAGAGCCTTCAGACAGCCCACCTCGGTTAAATCCAGCAGGAGCGAACCAAACCGCAGTACTCTCTTGTGAACTAGCCATGGTGCCCAAGGCAACAACACTAGGTGGCACATAGAGAGGGAAATTAGTTGTTCTGTCTCTAATTTGCACCCAAGGATAATAAGCACAACCATAGCTGGTGTTTAATCCTCTATTGCGAATGTTTGTCACAACTTCATCAACACCAGTTTGTGACCTTTGTGCTTCCGTATCATCGTTCTCCGATGCTGGAACATAGCCACCTTCTGGGTCAATAATAGCAAGAGAATCTGCTCGGGATTCACAGGTATTCAAAAGATGATCCGTTAGGCCCGTGTTGGTAATACCAGGCACGGTAGCAACGTTCATCTCAATCACTTCCGGATCTGAGACTGAATCAATCGCTCTTTTGATTGAATAATAAGCATAGCTTGTCTGCTCTGTTTGCCCATCCATTCCAGTATTTCTAAATGGCTCTTTCTCTGTCAAGTTTAAGCCGTCAGAACCACCGAAAAGCGGAATCGTAAACTGAGTTACACCAGCATCAAGAGTACTCTCATAATTGAGAGATCCGCTAGCACTGATGGAAGTTCCTGCAAGTCGGGAGCCTGATTGGTAATAAGCATCACTTATAGCACCTGAAGAGCCGGTTATCGCTACAACATCATCAAGAGTGAATGTCCATTGATAGTCAGTACTGGCATCTTCGGTATGATTAGCTACTGTTTTCGGCTTAACCTTGACATAATCTCTGTATCCCTCGTCAAAAGAAAAGCTACCAGATTTAGTTACATCAATTCCGTAATAAGCATCCTTAAAATCAGGAACCCCAGTTTCTGATGCCGTGGCAACAAGTGGGATTTCCGGGAAAAGGAAAGAGCCAGAGAAACTAATATCTATGTCAAACCCACTTCCTATCGCAGTCGTCGGAAAGTCAGGAGAGCTTCCTGATCCTTGTAGAAAGCTAGTTCCACTCTCAACACTAGAACCAGAAGCGACCGCTACGGTATTAAGTTTTAGAGGCCCAAAAGCACCAAAGGGGAGAGTCCTAGGATCAACTCCACCTATTTCAATGTCTGGGTTCATCTCTATTCTGACATATTTTGAGTTATTCGCGTAACTTCCAAGAGTGGTATATCTTCTTTCGGAGTCACTCCATTCCAAAGACTTATCTCCGATCTTGTTAGCAACATAGTTGTTGGCAGCGGGATTAAGACTACATTCAGTATACTGTTCCAGTATGACAGGAACAGAATCTTTGTCATCCTCTAACTGTCTAACTAAAACCGTAAAAGACCCATACTCGTCAACCAACGGATTGGTTGAAGTTTTTATATCTGTAATGGATATTTTCACATTATTTTGTTCCCACTCCCCAGCACCTTCGCCAAGAGCATGGAATTTGAACA